AGCAAGAGCATGGTGAAGTCGGCGTTCGAGACGTTGAGGCTGCGCCCGACCTGGCAGAGGTTGCTCGCGGAGCTCAGAGAACGGCCCCCCCACAGTGACGCGCAGACGTTTGCGCGTTGGGTGGCGCGGTTCCCGGGCCCGGTGGCCGACACGCTCCGCAAGGAGCGTCATCGCGTCATCACCGACGGGCACTTCCGACGGTCGGATTTCAAGTCGGGCTCTTTCGTGAAGAGAGAGACGCACATCGGGTTCAAGACTCCTCGTGGGATCATCACGTTCCGACCGGCGCAACATTCCTTTGTTGGCCCGCTAACGTGGCATGTGTCCGTGGTGCTCCACGAGGTCCTCGATGAGCCGGATGGGACGCCCGGAGCGTTTATCACCGGACAGGTGTCGGCGGAGGAGTTCGGGTTCTGGTGGGACTACTGGACGAAACGCCTGACGATCGGTGGTAAGGCCCCCTACATCCTGAGCGGTGATGGAGTGAAGCTAGACGCTCACTTCAGTAGCAACGACGCCGTGGAGTGTAACACGTTGTACTACGGCCAGACTGGCCTCACTGACTTGGAGAGGGAGGCGTCGCAGCATCTCGAACACGGCGTGTCGGGAACGAGTCGCCACGGCGTGGTCTTTAGGACGGACGATGCCATGGGCTCGGGAGCCGACGAGACCTTTCTGTTCAACACGACGGCGGTGGCGGCGAAGACGCAGGCGTCGACCACCGTGCTGCTGGGCGAAGGCCTGGCGCTCGCCGTCAACGGCGACGACGTGGCGGGGATCATAGCGGCAGCGGCGGTGGACGACGATGGCGGGCCCACCGTGTACGCCGCAGCCATGGATTCGCGCATGGAACAGATGGGATTCACCTACTCTTTCAAAATCTCACAAGACCTGAGTGAGCACGACTTTTGCTCCAGGCTGCTTACCCAACACCCGATGGTTTACTCCCGGGGCCCATGATCGGGCGCACGTTGGGACGCGCGGCCTGGCACTTGGACTGGTCCAATGACGGAAGCCAGTCATCCAAGTCAATGGCAATCGGAATGCTCCAGGATGGTTACCACGTGCCTTTCGTGCGTGAGTACTTCCTACGCGTGCTGGAATTGTGCCCGGGGCCGCTTGGCGGCCGTCCAAAACCGGGAATGCATGCGGGTAGGCGCCACGAGTACGGGCCCGAGACGTGGGTCTTCGTGGAGCGCAGGTACGGCTTGACTCCAGCGGACCTGCCGCCGTTTATTGCCCTGCTCCGGGGCGTGCGGAGCTTGCCAGCCGTTGTCAATTGGGAGCCCATGGAGCGCTGCTGGGCCATTGACACCGCCTGAGTGGGGTGAGAAGTCCCACAGTGAATATATTGTACAACTTCTGACCCTGGTCTTGACCTGACCATAACTGAACAGACGAAAATGGCGAAAAAGAGAGGAGCGAAATTTAAGGCCGCTGTGAAGGCGGCTGTCGAGAGCGCAG